CCTTTTACTAGATTCTTGACAGCATCAAACTTCGATACAACATTTGTGAATGCTTCCTTAACTGGCTTAAATGCATCTGCCACAAACGTAAAGAAATTCTTAACACCATTGACTGCTGCAGTAATTTTATTACCCGCGGCGCGCAACAGTGTTCCAACTTTGGCAACTGTCTTTTCGATAGCTCTGAAGATAGGATTGTCGGATATCAGACGAATATATGCTCTAAACTTAGAGATCATTCTTTCGCCCGTCTTCATGAAGTTCTCAAATGCAGTGGCTATATTCTGCCCTAAGCGCGAAAACATCTCAGGCAGTTTAGATGCAATCAATCTAGGGAGTGCCTTGATTCTGCTCCATGCGCGTTCAAATGCTTTCCCCAGATCATCGATGAATTTACCAATTGCTTGTCCGAGCTTTGACTCCTTCACCATCTTGATGATGTTTTTGAAGATAGCGCCCAGTTCCTTTGCAAGTCCAATGATGAAACCACTTGCTGCACCCAGCAATCCAGCAACCCAACCCATCAGTCCTAATTTACCATCTTCGTCTTTGTCCTTATCTTTCTTTTCTTCTGGTGGCCGCTTTGTTAATTTTTCAAGCAGCGCCATGAATTCTCGCCGATTTTCTTCTTCTTGCTGACGACGAGCGTTTGCAAGTTCCGAATCCTGCACCATCATATTAGCAATAAAACCAATATCATTAGCAATTGCTACGATTGGACGGTATAAGTCAATTACAATTGAAGATGTGGCAAATGATGTCCCCTTGATATCCACCAAGGAGCTTAGTATCTTATCAAATATTGCGACATCAAGTTTAGATTCTTCTTTTTCTTCGGCTGCTGGCGCTGCAGCTACAGCCGCCGCGATAGGAATAGATGTCGGGGCCGCCTTTGCCAAGAAATCAGAAATGTCTGTCGCTATCATTTCAGTCCATGTTGAGACATCATTCATCTCAATACGGAGCTTTTCCATCTTTTCTGTTAACTTCTTCAACCCATCACTCGATGACTTAGCTGCCTTGCTTGATGTCGTTGATCCGCGTTTCTTTGCGGCAGGTGCTTTCTTTGATGCTGCCGCTCTTGTTTCTACTACAGGTGCAGCGGTGGGCGTGATGGACGAGGCCGTAACATCGGGCGATGATACTATTGGATCTGTTGTCTTTTTTGTCTCGTCCATCGTAGTTTACTTTTTAGAATTGAGCTTTTGAATTCTTTCGTTTTCCTGCTTAACGTGTTCCGATAGCAGGTGAACGTAGATTTCCCTCTCCCATGGCAGCATGTCCTCAAGCTCTGTTAAACTGTAGTGGTGATGCTGCATCATTGCAAAATTAGTCTGATAATAGTTCAGAAGATTGTCGTGAGAGAGGGCTAGTTGAAAAAATTCTGCAAACCTGAGATCTCAAATTCGTTTTCCTTCTTGCACTTTTCGCACTTGAACTTGATGTCCATTTGTAGTTTAGGCATGCTGGAAATGAATTCCTGAATCTTCAGAAATTGTGCCTGATTCAGCGAATCTACGAATTCGGCAAGTTCTTCACGCTTATGCTCTGCCGCGTGATATACTCCGTCCTTATCGTAGATCGTATCGATGCAGGCGATGATGACGTTGGTGATAGCTTCTGGCGTAAGCTTAGTATCCTGGTCAGAAAGAAAGTCAGCCTTTGGATAGTTCAGCGTGATACCGACTTCGTCATTTAGCTGAATCTTCTTTTCGACCTTTTCAGGAAACTGTACTTGTACCTCATCGAGATTGATCTCAATCTTATTGACGGCCTCACAGTGTTTGCACTTGATGCCCACACGAGAAACTTCACCAACAGATTTAGAACGCAGCTTGAGGAACAAGTATTCGAGGTCGAACGTACACAACTTGTCAGGATCAATCTTATTAAAAGTACAAGAAGAAACAATGTCCTTCATTGCTGTCATGATCTGCGAGTTGCTCTTTGACTCGAGTGCGATCATCAGTATCTTTTCTTCCTTGACTAGGTAAGGACGGTACATGACAGTCTTTCCAGTCGATGGAATCTTCACTTCATATTTTGGTATATCGATTTTAGGTAGTGCCATAATAATTACGGGTTAAATTCAATTCACTTCATAGTCAGTAAATGCCATAGTAACTGTCATCTTCTGCACTGAATTCTCTGCAGCATTATCGAAGCCAATTGCGCTTACAGTAATTGGAAATGCTTCTTTTAGCTTTACTTCGTAGACAACAGTATTCTCTTTGTCAAGTTGCTGAATAACAACATCGGCCGAATAATCGTTCTTGTATGCTGCTCTATATCGATTGACGTTTAATACTGTGTCAAGCCATGATTCAAATATTCTCTTCATCGAATATTGATTTGTCAGCAAGAACGTAAATACCACTTCCTCGTTCATATAACCAGTTGGCATTTTTTCTGTCTGGCGCAACAAGCCGTAATCGGCAGTCAATATTTGCTTTCCTGGAAAGCTTGCATTTTCGCAGAGGATAGTAAATTCTTGTGGAATCGATGCAATGCCTCGAGGAGGAGTCATAATGACGTTGAACCGATTTGTAGCAGCAAGACCGTTGCCTCGCGAGATAGCTGCCTTTAGATCGTTAATAGAATTCAGCGCCATAATTATGCCTTTTGGTAAATTGACTTAGAGTCTCGCCAGACAGCAGCCTTTTGAGCACCCTTGAAATGTTCTGTGGGCAGAAAGATTGCTGTTTCCCAGTCTGGAGCCATGATCTGCGCTGGGCGCGACTTCATCTGCTCAAACAAATAATGCTTTAAACACGGAGCAAAGTAACGCATCTTTCTTGCTCTGTTCAGCAATTCATATCGAACTCTTAACCGAGTTCGTTCTGTCAAAACATCATCAGAAATTGTTTCAAGCAGACGATCTAGAAATATTGCACGAATGCGCGGGTGTAAGTAATGCAGATTCATCCCCAGAAATCCGCCCGGTGCTGGCGCAAGCATAATGACAAGCGGAAACCTATCAAAGTATGGCAGCGTTTCTTTGTACTTTGCATCATAAAGGAACATATACATGAATCCCCATTTTGGAAGATTCTGTTGTTTGACCTCTGTGTCTCTGAGTAACTTATTGCGATTGATGCGACCGTTGAGTTCTTTGACTCTTTCTACGAACCAGTCTCTCGCCTCTTTCGAGCGAGCAGCATAACCAGTGCCCTGAAGCTCCTGGCGAAGCGATGAGAATAGTGATGGCATCGTGGCATCTATTTATAGCCCATCTTCAAAGTATTTTAATCCCCAGTCCTTTCAGCGTTTCCTCAGTCCATACCTCAAACTTCCATCCTCTGTCAAGTGCATAAGCATTTGCAGCCTCCCACTTACTGATGTTTTTAGCGTATGTCATTACCTCAGTAATATACTTGCGCGTTTTCTTACCTGGGTTCTTAGGTGGCTGCGATTCTTTCTTAGGCTTGATTTCGACAAGCAGTATGCGACCATCAGTAAACTCGATCTTTGCATCGACAAAGTAACGGTGAATCCGGCCATCTGTTTTGCAGCGGTATGGCACAATTACTTCTTCTGATGACCATGTCTTTACAAAGTCTGCACAATCTAGCCAACGAAACAGTTGTCGCTCCCACAGAGATCGATACACAATATTGGTAATATCGCCTCGATACTTTGATGGATTCTGCGGTGAGAATTTACCCTTGTAAGACATATAAATAGTTTGATTCCTCGAGTCTTCTAACTATTTATGCCCTCTAATTCAGAATCTAGTTTGCAGAATATTGCGGCTGCAGCCACGAATATACTAGAGAACTCCGGTGCTCGAGTAACTGCCGAGGCGCGTGCTGTTAGAAACATCGAAAGATACACCACAGCTGGAAGTTCGGGTATATTCGTTTTTCCTTCTAATATGCGTAATAGCTCTGCAGGTTATCCTCATATGGCATTCCGCACTGGATCAAGTTATATTTACTTTCCAATTCCAGCCGGCCTAACATTTTCAGATCAGGCTGAATATTCGTCGGTTGACCTAGGTTTGCTTGGTATAGAAATTGACAAAGGTATGGGGCCTACTGCAGGACAAGGAGCAGGCAAAGCGGTTGGCGTTACTGCTGGTATTGGCGCTTCAATTCTTGCTAAAGCAAAAGGATATCAAAAGACTTCAGATGCACTTACGCTAGGCACTGGGAGACTGATGTCGCCAAATAAAAGAACTTCGTTTCAGGGAATGTCAATTCGTACATTTGAGTTTGCATTTAAGATGATGGCCAAAAATGAATCAGATGCCAAGATGATTCGTGATATCAATACTATTTTTCGTCTGAACATTTATCCAAGTACAGAATTGGGCGGCGCAATTCTCAATTTTCCGCCTACTTGGTCAATTAAGTTTTACAATATAAACGGTTTAGAAAACACACACATTCCTAGAATTTATGATGAGTGCTTTTTGACTGCAGTAAATTCAACTTATAATGCTGGCTCAAATCTATTTCATCCTGACGGATCACCCGTTGAAGTAGACATTTCGTTAAGGTTTGAAGAGGCCAAGGCTCTGACGCGCGACGATCTATACAGACTTGCTGATTATTCATCTTAAAGCATATGCCATTCTTTCGTCAGTTTCCAAAAACTAATTACGATTTCTTTAATCGAGGAGTCAATTATGAAATTGTAGATTTCTTTAGGTATGTTAATGCAGACCTTGCACTGCTTGATGATGTTTCCGTATACTCATACTATAAAGTTCAAAATGGCGAGCGACCGGATGTAGTATCGATGAAACTATATGGAACACCAGAGTACTATTGGACATTCTTTATTATTAATGACCATCTTAAATCTGGGTTGGCAAATTGGCCAATGTCCCCAGAGGTGTTTGAGGATTACATGAAGGAAGAGTACGGTGGATATGCTATTAGTTCTAAGGTCGATGTCGTTGTAAATTTAGATGGTGAAAAATTAGCAACGAACACGCTTGCAAATGAATTTCCTATAGGCACTCCTGTATCTGCCACTCATGAAGGAATCACTACCGCAACGGGAATAGTATACGCCAGAAATACTCAATTGGCTCAGCTCATAATCAAAGATGTCGTTGAGTTAACTAATCCTCCATTTGTTGAAACTGGTAGAATTATAAGTGATACGCATGAATTACGAATTGAGGAGTGGACAGAATTTAGAAATGCAGTTCATCACTACGAAGATGCGGAAGGCAATATATCTTATGATCCATATTATTTTGACTCCGTAGAAGTAGAAGGAAATTTAGAAAATCTTAATTTGACTCCTGTTAAGAATTATGAATATGAAAGCAAACTGAATGACGAGCGCGCTGACATTCGAATCATCAAGCCATCGCTCATCAATCAGTTTGCGCACCAGTATCGCACTCTGATCAATGCTAACTAATGTCAATCTTTCTCCCGGAGGTTCTTCCGGTGTTAATCCGTCTGCGTATCGGATCAACAAGATTATACTGACTAACCACGGTGGAAGAGAAGTAGACATTGCTGGTTTAGTCACTGATTTCTTTATTACCGAAAGCATTTATTCTCCATTTCTGGCGCTTGAAATGAATGTCAGGGATGATGTTAACTTCATCGAGGAATACCAGATATCTGGTCAAGAAAAGATTCTCGTGTCATTCTCAAAAAACGAATATCAAGAAGACATTTTTCCAGAAGAAGGTTATCTTGATGAGGTAACTATCGAACATACATTTATTGCAACTGAATATCCGGTATTTGCTAAAGCATCAAATAACCGCTCGCAAGCATTTGTAATTCGCGCAATTTCTCCTCATGCATATCTTGCTAAATTTAAAAAGATATCTCGAGCATATAACGATAACGCAGTTAATATTATTAAAAACATTTTAGTTAATGATCTAGGATACGAAGAGAATAAGATTATTGTATCAAACCTTTCCTCGCCTCAGATGCGAGTAATTATTCCTTATCTTGATCCACTGAGTGCGATCGCATGGATATTGCGCCGCAGTTTTGATGAAAATTCTGCACCTATATTTTGCTACGAAACACTATCAGATAAACTGATGATTCAGTCATACTCTGATTTTGTATCCTCAAATAACTATCCTCATCGGGAATATAGAGAAGGTAAGTTTTTTACAAATGAGTTATTCGATGACCATACGCAGGCATATCTGCAAATGTCCTCGAGAATTCTTGGAATATCTTCTGATATCCACTTATCTAAATTTGTGCCGGGATCACAAGGCGCGTATTCAAGTAGCACAAAATATGTAGATATAGCAAAGAAATACTTTTACGAAGATGCTTTTGATTATATCAGCGAATTTGATTCGATGGTATGGATTGATAAAGGTAAATCAATCTCATCAATGTTTAAAGTTATGCCAAATGAGCGATCATTAAATGAATATGATGAGTCTCATGTTAATAACATTTCGCTCAATACATTATCTTATGACGCTACTTCTGGTGAAGTAAATTATCATCAGTCGACCACAGGAAATACACTGAACAAAGCTATTTCTTATATTGAAAATTTAGATTCGATTGTGCATGAACTACAGCTTTACGGAGACGCACTCATGCGTTCTGGCAAATGTGTCAATATACAGCTCGTAAAGCCTCAAGATCCGGATGTTGAAATAAGAGAAGACAAAGCCAAGGGCGGACAATCAAAAGATGAATTTTTATCTGGCCGCTATATTGTTACTGGAGTAAAGCATTCATTTGGAAACGAGTATTTCATGCAGATTAGAATAAAGAAGGATTCCTTCTCTTATATTTTTGAAGAATACGATGAATACGATTGACCATTTCGTAGGCGGCCATTTTAGTTGGTTTACTGGTGTTGTTGAAGACATACTTGATCCTTTGCAAATGGGGCGAGTAAGAGTAAGGTGCTTCGGTTATCATACTGCGAACAAAACAGAAATTGCTACGGAAGATCTTCCATGGGCTTCCGTGATGACGCCAATTCATTCTGCATCGATGTCAGGAATTGGTTATTCTGCAACTGGTGTGCTGCAGGGATCATGGGTCGTTGGATTTTTCCGCGACGGCCCATCTGCTCAGGATCCAATCGTGCTAGGAACTATTCCTGCTATTTCTACCGAGGTTGATCGCACAAAAGGATTTTGTGATCCGGATGAAGCTTATCCGCTTCCCGGATTAGTCGATCAACCGGATATGCCTCGAGAGTCAAGTGACAGATATAAAGATGCTCCCGCATATTCTCGTAGAAAAGATCTTCGGCAGGAAAGCATTGAAACAGCAATTCCGCCAAAGGTTGAATCAGTTGTTCCTGCAGATTCAGACAGCTATTACGAAAGAAAGACGTGGAGTGTTTGGGATGTAGATGATGTGGTAAATCCAGTTTACCCAATGAATCATTCTTATCATTCGGAGTCTGGACACGTCAAGGAAATCGACGATACTCCGTACTACGGTCGATTAATGGAAATGCATCGCTCAGGTACATATACTGAAATCAATAATGCGGGCGATAAGACTACAACTATTGTGGGAGACAATTATGTAGTCGTGCTAGGCAACGATAACATCTATATCAAAGGCTCAGCAAATATCACAATCGATGGTGACCTAAGACAACTAATCAAGGGCAATTACCACATCGAGGTAGAAGGTAACAAGACAGAATATATTAAAGGAACGCGCCAATCAAAGATTGGTCAATCTGAGCATATCGAGATTGGTCAGGATTATGCATCAAACGTCATCAATGACAGAATCTCGCGCATCGGTGGAAATACGACAATCATTCGAGACGGAAATAAAGACGAAACGATTGCGGGAAACTCAGATGTTCTTGTTAACGGAAATGACGGTCATATCGTAATTGGCGAACGGCAGGAATATACTGGGTCACACTTCGAATGCACTACAACTGGTCATTTGATTGTAGTATCAAATGAGTTTATGTCGTTAAGCTCAGCATCAACGCTGGAAATGGATATTACTGGAAATGTCACGCAGATATTTGGCGCTGCGCAGACAGTAAACGTCACTGGTGCGGTATCTGAAACAATCGGTGGTAATCAATCCACGAGTGTCAGCGGTACTCAAACTATGTCGATTAGCGGTACGCAAAGTATTACTGCTTCTGTCACGAATATTGGTAATAACGTCAATGTCACCGGCGTACTTGCTGCAACATCAAACGTTACCGCAGGCGCAACATCAATTTCACTGACAACTCACAAGCACTCTGGTGTTGCAAGCGGATTAGCATTAACTGGCCTGCCGCAATAATATGCCAATCAAAATTCCAGATATACCGTCGACTCCGATTCAGGTTCCGCAGATTCCTGCTCCACCTAAGCTTCTGTGCGATGCCAATGCTGCGCTTACACAAGTTACTCAGGCAAAGAAACAGATCAAAGAACTACTTAAGAATAAAAAAGCTGCTGCTGCCACATTGCTGAGTTTAATACCAGAAGTGAACAGCGCAATGAACGATGTTAAGGCTATTCAAGAAACCGTAGTATCGTTTCAGTCGGAATTAAAAGCAATATCGACATCTAAAGATCCGGTACAAATTGCGCAGTTTATTGAAAAGTGGTCTGGATCTGTAAAGGGGCTTACTTCACTGGTTGCACAAGCGCAGTCAATTGCAAGAGATCCGCGGGCTATATTTGATTACTGCACCGATGCTCCTAACTTTAATTTGAATCCGCTAACAGGCAAAATAAAACTGGGATCATTAGCGGCGGTCATACCGAATACGAATCCAGCTGCAGCAGAATCACTGGTTAATAGTGTGATCGACAATACAAAGAAAGTAACATCTGGTGCGTCCGGTGCTACCTTTTCTGATATCAGAAAATACACGACCAGCGTGTCGGCAAAGATTAATGCGGTTGCTAAAACAATCACCGATCCGCGCGCGAGAAACAAATTGCTTACTTATGCGGATAGAAAAACGGCAGCAATTGGTGGAGTATTACCTGAAGAAAACGTCGAGGCATACAGAGACAATATTGTATCGGACTCCGAGCATCCGGAGGATGCCAGCCTTGAAGGTAAATTGGACCAAATCGATGCTATACTGAAAGAAGAAGAAACTGTAGTTGCTCCATACGCCCGATATGTGCAAAACGAGAGTCAGGATTAAGCCTAGGAATTCCTGATAAATAGACAAACCCATGAGTTCTGCACTCTCAGACTACAACGTAAACGAGCTTTACGTCAGCCGTCGATCATCGATTGTATCGAAGAAACGGTTGTATTCTGATCTGGACCTTTCGCTTGCTCTTAATCCTACTTTTCGAGATATTGTTCCGCTTGTTGATATTGACGCCGTTAAGAACTCAATTAAGAATCTTATTTTAAGCAATTTCTATGATAGACCCTTTCAGCCTGCGCTGGGGTCAAATGTGTCAGCATTGTTATTCGAGCCGGCTGATAACTTTACTATGTCAGCAATGCGCGAAGAGATCAAGCGTGTAATCAAAAAGTTTGAACCGCGCGCCGATAGTGTAGTTGTAGAGATCATTGATAATTCTGATAGAAATGCATACAATATCAATATCGGCTTTCGCGTCATCGCAATCGATCAAAGAGTGGACATAACTCTTTACCTTAAGAGAATCCGCTAATACTTTCTACCTATGGCACAGATCAATGTTTCAGAACTAGACTTCGCGACACTTAAAGAGTCGATCAAGTCACACTTCAAGAATCAAAGCAAGTACAATGACTGGGACTTCGACGGATCTGGCCTGTCAATTTTACTTGACGTTTTAGCGTACAATACGCACTACAATGCCGTCACAGCACACCTAGCGCTAAACGAAGCATTCTTGGATTCTGCACAATTGCGCGGCAACGTTGTTTCTCACGCTAAGCTTCTAGGATATGTTCCGCGTTCAACAATTGCATCTACTGCAGTAGTGGATGTGGTAGTAACGGCGCCAACATCGAATCCACCACCATTCTTGTCTTTGGATAGAGGACATAAATTTAGTACTACAGTTGACTCTTCGAAGTATACATTTGTAGTACTAGAACCAAAACCAGCTGTTCCGCTAAACATAGCAACGAATACTTACACATTTACTAGCGTAGTTCTTAAACAGGGCACGTTAAAGAAAATGATTTATCGTGTGGATGAATTGATCGAGAATCAGAAATATGAAATTCCTGATACTACTGTAGATTCTACTACAATGAGAGTTCGTGTCAACGATGGCGAGGAATTTTCCATCTATACTCAGTTCAGTACTCTGATCGGCTTAAATAATTCATCAAAGGTTTATTTCTTGCAGGAAAATGCTGATGGCAAATACGAGGTTTATTTTGGCGACAATAATCTAGGCATCAAGCCTGGATCAAATAATATTGTCGAGATCGAGTATGTTTATACAAATGGCAGAATTGCAAATGGCGCTGCCAATTTTCAATCCGCACAAGCATTTACATACATAATACCAGGATCAACAACAGGCGCGACAGCAACTATTCCAGTAAATAGTGCGGTAATAACTACGATAACAAATTCGTACGGCGGTGCAGAAAAGGAAAGCACCGAATCGATTCGTTACAATTCTCCGCTGGCATTTATCACACAAAATCGTGCAGTAACTTCCGAAGATTACCGCGCGATCATTCTCCGCGAGTTTGGAGGAATCGATGCTATTTCTGTTTGGGGCGGCGAAACAGATCCTGAGCCAAATTATGGTAAAGTCTACATCGCAATTAAGCCTTCTGGTAAAGATTTCTTAAATGAAGCCGAAAAACTTCAGATCACCGATAGCATTTTAAAAGGTAAAAACGTCGTATCAATTGAGCCGGTCATAATTGATCCAGAATTTACTTATTTGGAGGTCGAAGCCTTTATCAAATACAATTCTAATTTAACTGACAAGACTACACCTGCACTTGAATCATATGTCCGTGACATCATTCGTAAGTACAATGACCAGAACTTACAAAAATTTGACGGCGTATTTCGTTTCTCTCAGTTCCTAGGATCAATCGATAACTCTGAGCCATCGATTCTTAATTCGGTTGCTCGTCCGTATATGTTCAAGTGGATTACACCAAAACCAAATGGTTTGACGAATTCATTTACACTCGATTTTCCAGTACCGACATATACCACACAATCGACAACAGCTGTTCTTTCTTCATCCGGGTTTATGATGGGAGGTTTAGAACACTTTTTTGGCGACGAACCAATCGCTGGTACAACTGATAGAAATGTTTACATTTATAGAGTAGTAGAAGGTAATCGAAAGAAGATTGCAAATGCTGGTAGAATATATTCTAGCGCTGGAAGAGTAGTGCTAAATCGTTTTACAGTAGATTACACAACAGTAAACGTAAATCCACCAGACATTCGCA